ACCAAATCAACGCCCTCACCCAAAAAGGCAATGACTCAATGCAAATAATTGAACGCAAGATAGAAGATTTAATTCCTTATGTTAAAAACAGCCGCACCCACTCGGAGGACCAAATTGCCCAAATAGCGGCAAGCATTAAAGAGTTTGGGTGGACTAACCCAATTCTTATTGACGGGGATAACGGCATCATTGCGGGGCATGGAAGGGTCATGGCAGCGCGAAAGCTGAAATACAAGGTAGTACCTACCATTGAGTTAAAAGACCTGACAGAAACCCAACGCAAGGCTTACATCATTGCCGACAACCGCCTAGCCTTAAACGCAGGGTGGGACAACGAAATGCTGACCATAGAGTTAAACGACTTGATGGCTGATGGGTTTGCATTAGACATATTAGGGTTTGACCCTAAAGAGTTAGCTGCATTGCTTGAGCCAGAGGTGGTGGAAGGTCTGACAGACGAGGATGCCGTTCCTGATGTTCCTGATGAACCAATCACCAAGCTAGGCGACATTTACATATTGGGTAAGCATCGGCTAATGTGTGGCGATTCATGCAGTGTTAACGACATGGAAAAGCTATGTGATGGGCAGCTTGTTGATATGTGGCTGACAGATCCGCCTTACAACGTTGCTTACGAAGGCAAAACTAAAGATGCTTTAAAAATACAAAATGACAGCATGGGTGATGATCAATTTCGCCAATTTTTGCGTGATTCGTATGTAACCGCTGATTTAGTAATGAAACCAGGCGCAGTTTTTTACATTTGGCATGCTGATTCCGAGGGTTATAACTTCAGGGGTGCAGCGCATGATGCGGGTTGGAAAGTACGCCAATGTTTAATTTGGAAAAAATCCACTATGGTTATGGGGCGGCAAGATTACCATTGGAAGCACGAGCCTTGCCTTTACGGTTGGAAAGAAGGCGCGGGCCATTTATGGGCTACTGATCGCAAACAAACCACTATTCTTGAGTTTGATAAACCAAGCAGAAACGGTGAACATCCCACAATGAAGCCCGTGGCACTATTTGAATATCAAATGCTAAATAACACCAAAGGCGGTGATATTGTTTTGGATTCATTTGGTGGAAGTGGAACAACTTTGCTTGCAGCTGAAAAGCATGGACGTTACGCAAGACTTATGGAATTAGACCCAAAATATTGCGATGTAATAGTAAAGCGATGGGAAGACTTTACAGGTAAAAAAGCAATGTTAGTAAACACTGACAAAGAACTTTCGGAGATATAAATGCAACAGGGCAAAAAATATGAGCCTACTGATGAGAATAAGAAGCTAGTAAAGACACTGGCAGCGGTTGGAATTACCTTTGAGGACATAGCAACCAAGCTAGAAATTAGCTCGGATACGCTAGTGAAGTATTACAAGAAAGAGCTAGATGATGGGCGCATCGATGCCAACGCAAGCATTGGGCAGACCTTGTTTCAACAAGCTAAGAACGGCAATACTGCTGCGGCTATCTTTTGGCTAAAGACTAGGGCTAGATGGAAAGAAACCCAAGCGGTTGAGCTTAGTGGCCCAGATGGTGCAGAAATGGTTATCAGATGGCAAGCGGAATCATAGAAATCCCGTATAGCCCTAGAAAGCAGTTTAGGGAGTTTCACGCTAGAACCGAAAGATGGGCTTGTTTGGTAGCTCACCGAAGGGCGGGCAAGACCGTGGCGGCCATCAATGACCTTATCAGGGCGGCAATCACTTGCAAAAGCCCCATGCCCTTGTTTGGGTACGTTGCCCCGTATAGAAGCCAAGCCAAGAGCGTAGCGTGGGACTATCTAAAATACTTTTCCCGTCCCATTACCAAGCAAAGCAACGAGGCCGACCTAATCATTGAACTGCTAAATGGTGCAAAGATCAGGCTATTCGGTGCGGACAATGCCGATGCCATGCGTGGCTTGGGCTTTGATGGGCTTTATTTAGATGAATATGGCGACTTCAAACCAAGCGTTTGGGGTAACGTGGTGAGGCCCGCCTTATCTGACAAACAGGGGTGGTGCGTCTTTGGTGGCACGCCCAAGGGTAAAAATCAGTTTTGGGACATCTACGAGACAAGCAGAAAACTACCTAATGAGTGGTTTACGTTGTCATTGCCCGCAAGCAAATCCAAGCTATTGCCCGAATCAGAGCTACAAGCAGCTCAAGCACAACTAGCCGAAGATCAGTATTTGCAAGAATATGAGTGCAGCTTTGAGGCGGCAATTGTTGGTGCAATATGGGGAACTGAAATGCGTCGGGTAAGCGAAGATGGACGCATTACCAAGGTTGAGAACCAAATTGAGGTCAAGACGCACACGGCTTGGGACTTAGGGCACACCGATGACACAGCGATTTGGTGGTATCAGGTCATTGGTGGGGAAATCCATATTGTTGATTTTTTTGCTCTTTCTGGTGGAACAATCGAAGAATTTGTTACAAAAATCAAAGAAAAACCCTACAATTACGGAAAGCACTACCTACCGCATGATGCAAGGGCAAGGACTTTGGCAAGCGGTGGCAAGTCAGTAATTGAACAGATGGCAGTTGGATTGGGCATTAACAACTTGGCGATTGTGCCTAGTTTGACGGTTCAAGATGGCATCCAAGCGGTGCGTTTAGCATTGCCTAGATGTTGGTTTGATGCCGAGAAGTGTGCCGATGGCATAGAAGCGTTGAGACAGTATCAGCGTGAGTATGATGAGGACAAGAAGGCTTTTAGGCAAACGCCCAAGCATGATTGGACAAGTCACCCCGCTGATGCTATGAGGATGTTAGCAATTAGTTGGCGGGAAGAACCCAAAGATAAACCGCCTGACCCGAGTAAAGTGTTGATTGTTGGCCCTGAAAACGAAGTCACAATGAACGATATGTGGGCAATCCACAAACAAACCGCTAGGAGTAATCGAATATGAGTGGAATAAATACACCTTACGCATACCAATATGAACACGTCCCTGCAAGTGCAACCGCACGAGTTTTGGGTGGCACAGGCGCAGCGGGTGACTATCTGCACCGCTTAATTTGCACCGTGTCAACTGCCGCAACGGGTACTGTAAGCATAGCCGATGGCGCAACTTTCACCCATGTGGTGTTGCCTAACTCGCCTGGCAATGGCATTGGCGTTTACAACATCGAATTTAACACCATATCTCGAAATGGCTCATGGAGAGTGACCACGGGTGCGGGTGTTGAAGTGTTGGGTGTTGGCATCTTCTCGGCTTAATCATGTCTAAAGCTGGACTTTATGCCAACATCTTGGCTAAACAAGAGCGAATCAAAGCGGGTTCGGGTGAGAAGATGAACAAGGTGGGCAGTAAAGATGCCCCTACCGCTAAAGATTTCAAAGAAGCCGCTAAAACCGTAAAGCCTGAAAACAAATGACAGCCGCATGGACTCGCAAAGAAGGCAAAAACCCCGAAGGCGGGTTGAACGCTAAAGGGCGGGCGAGTTATGAAGCGGAAACGGGTGGCAAGCTAAAGCCTCCCGTTAAGTCAGGCGACAACCCAAGGCGTGCATCATTCCTTGCGCGAATGGGTGCAACCAATGGCCCGATGGAGAAGAATGGCGAACCCACACGGCTAGCACTTGCTTTGAAGGCATGGGGCGCATCGTCAAAAGAGGATGCCCGAGCCAAGGCAAGAGCAATTTCTGAAAGAAACAAAAATGGCTGAATTAGTCCCAACGGAAGTTGACAAGTACAACACCCTTATAGCCACTTATGACAACGAGTTCAAAAAGTGGGAAGCACGCACCAAGAAAATCATTAGGCGCTATCGGGATGACACCCGTAGCGCAAGCGGCAATGACACCGCTAAGTTCAACATTCTTTGGTCTAACGTACAGACTTTAATCCCTGCTGTTTACAGCAAGATGCCAAAGGCTGATGTCAGCCGTAGGTTTGGCGACAATGACCCAATTGGGCGTGTTGCATCTGAATTGGTAGAGCGTGCATTAGATTTTGAGATTGAGCATTACACCGACTTTAGAAGCACGATGCGTTATGCCGTGGAAGATCGGTTTTTGGGAGGCCGTGGCGTGGCATGGGTTCGATATGAACCGCACGTTGTGCAAATGCCTGGTATGCCCGAGCTACCCGAAAACGACGATGGTTTGCAAGTCACCGAGGATACGGATGAGGCAGAAACCAAAGACTACACCGCTGGTCAAGCCGAGCCGATGGAGCAGATAGAGTACGAGTGCGCACCAACTGATTATGTCCATTGGGCTGATTTTGGTCATAGCGTAGCCCGTACATGGGAAGAAGTCACCCAAGTTTGGCGTTGGGTGTACATGACCAAAGATGCTCTGGTTGAGCGTTTTGGTGAGGAAGCCGCACGCAATATCCCGTTGGATAGTGGCCCTGACCCATTGTCAAACTATGCAAGTAATCAAAGAGAATACACACGGGCAAAGATTTGCGAGTTGTGGGACAAGGAGACTGCAAAAGTCTATTGGTTTAGCAAGCAAGGCAACAAGTTCATTGATGTACGGGATGACCCGTTAGAGCTAGAGCAATTTTTCCCATGTTGCAAGCCTTTGTATGCAACGATGACAAGCGATAGCCTTGTGCCTGTTCCTGACTTTGTACTCTATCAAGACCAAGCCAATGAGTTGGACATCTTGAGCGACCGCATTGATGGCTTAGTCAAATCTTTGCGTGTTCGTGGTGTTTACGATTCAAGCGTCCCCGCATTGCAACGATTGTTGACCGAGGGTGACAATAACTCCTTGATTCCTGTTGACAAGTGGATGGCGTTTAGTGAAAAAGGCGGTTTAAAGGGTGCAATTGACCTTATTCCCTTGGACACTTTGGCTAATGCTTTGCTGCAATGCTATCGCGCACGTCAAGAGATTAAGCAACAAATCTATGAAATCACGGGTTTGTCAGACATCTTGAGGGGTGCGTCACAAGCAAGCGAAACCGCGACCGCCCAACAAATCAAGGGACAATTTGCAAGCCTTAGATTGCGTTCTATGCAAGAAGAAGTGGCATTGTTTGCCTCTGATCTGATTAGACTAAAAGCGCAGATCATTTGCACCAAGTTCCAACCGCAAACAATAATGATGTATGCAGCGGCAAGTCAAATGCAACCCGTGGATCAGCAAATGATTCCACAGGCTTTGGCGTTGATTAAAGACAAGCCATTGCGTAACTTCAGGATTGAGGTGGCGGCAGATAGTTTGGTGCAATTAGATGAGGCGGCAATGAAGCGTGAGCGTACCGAGTTTATTGGTGCGTTTGCGGGATTCCTACAACAAGCCATGCCCGTTGCGCAAGCAAGCCCTGAAATGACACCTGTATTGATGGAAGTCATGAAGTTTGGCGTAAGTGCGTTTAAGTCATCGTCACAACTTGAGGGTGTTATTGACCAAGCTCTTGACCAAATCAAGCAAAAGATGGCTCAACCACAACAACCCAAGCCCGACCCCGAGATGATTAAATTGCAAGCGCAACAGCAATCAGAGCAAATGCGTGTCCAAGCGGATATGCAAGCCACGCAAGCTAAAGCTCAATTTGATGCCCAATTACATCAAGCCAAGATACAGGCCGAGATGCAAATGGAGCAAATGAAGGTGCAAGCCGAAATGCAAGCCGAAGCGCAAAAGCAACAATTCACGGCTCAATTGGAAAGTGCAAAACTTGAACGTGAGCAACAAATGGAGCGTTTTAAAGCCGA